GTATCCTTCTTCAATAGTCTTCCTAATGTAGCACGATCTCTTGGATTTGTGATGTCTAAGTTATTATCTTTTGCCAACTGTCTTCTCCTTTCTTTATCTGCTTTTGATGCCTGAAGCATAGTACCAGAAGTTGCTGTACCACCTTGCCCATAATCGACTGGTTGTGATCTTCCTCCCTCACCCTGTCTTCGTGCCTGCATAATCATACCAGTCAACCCAGTTGCTGCTAGTCCTGCACCTATTGCTTTGCCGACTGGTATTGCTAAGGGTGCTGCTAACAATGCTGCTTCTGTAAATTGCTTATATGTTTTCATTACCGGCGCGACTCGTCTCGGAAAAACCTCGGAAGTATTTAGAATCTAAACTTTAAGTCATCCTTCGTAGGTCTGATCTTTCCTCTATTTTGTTTGGTTACATCATACTTAGTCGCTTCATGATCTGGTATTGCTCTTACTCTTAACTTGGTATCTTTACCAACAGTTGTTTGCATCAAATTCTTACCATCATACTTTGTATTGTATGTTGGTGTCGGTACTTCTAATTGTCTGACTACTGGGAGATCTGCATTTCTTTGTGCTCTACGATTGGCATAAAACCTTGCACCAGTTCTATCAGGTGTTGTAAATGTCGCAACCGTATTATACCCATCCTTATCAATCGCTCTACTTGCTCTTGCATTAGTGCCATGATACAGTCTGGTGCGCTGTATCCTTTGTGGAGCATTAGGCGTCCGACTGAACAATCCTTTGACAAATGCTGCAACCTTTTTATTCTGTGCTGCCTTCTTTACAAATGGGACAATGTACTTTGCACCATACACTTCAGTGACAAACTCTTTGTATGTTTTCATTGTCCCTTGAGAATGTACCAGTATTTATTGAACATCAAGGTATCTACCAGTCTGTGACTTATACTCTGAGTAATGTTGAGTGCTGCTCCGCAGTCTTCTGTTTTTAACGTACTCTAATTCATCCCAGAACCATGTCTGACATACTACCAGACAATGAACCTTTTTGTGCTTTTCATTCTTTGTGTACTCACACTTTGGTTTGTCCTTGACACCAACCTCAATCGTGATGTATTCATTCCCTTTGTAATATACCCATCCTTCAACATTCTTCCACTTGACATAATCATCAACGACGGGTGTATAGTCAGACATTCAACTCCTTACCCATAGGAAATGCCTTCAGACGATTGGGGTTGTATCCTTCACCCAGGTATTCTTCCATGCGTTGTGCTGCATCAGCACGACTCAGATTTACATCCTTTTCTGTTACTGGTGCCCAACCATTTGTGCCGAACTCACAAACCTGATACTTAATTTCTTTTTCCATGATTGTTAATTTGACGCTCCAATTCGTAGTAAACTTTAGTAAGACTCAAATTCATATATGGGAAATACTCATTGTCCTTCAACAGTTCTTGTAGATTGTCCACCTGTATCCGGGCAATGAGTAGTTTTTCAATCTCTTTCATTGGCACAATGTCACACAAACTCCTGCATGTAATAATCAACAGTCACTTCATGCTCTGCTGCCTTACGTTCGTAAAACAACCTTGCCTCTTCACGATGCTTGTGTTCTTCAATCGCAGTTTCAGATTGTTGCATAAAATCGTCAAATGCTTTCATAAACATTTCAATGTCTTGTTCGTTCATGATAATGTCAAAAAGAGGGTTCACAGTCATAAGTTAAACATACAGTGGACTTGTCCATGTTATCATAAAATACCTTGAGTCGGTCGTGCAATGCTCTTGAACTTCCAAACTCTCTGGCAATTTGATTCTCATCTCCATGATCTAAACTCTGTAGGGCAGATAGAATGACTCCTAATTCATGAACGTTAAGTGAAACACTTTTTTCATGCGTAGTGGTCATAATCTCTCCAGCAAACTACATGAGTAATTATATCATGAAAGAACGTAGCAATAATCAATCGTTTTGATACACCAACCTGTAATAGAAGTAATCTCCTCTACAAGGTCATCAGCATCATCTGCCTCCCAAGTTGTTGCCAGGACTTCATCAATTACATCCTGCTTCTCCAGGTCCGGAAGTTCACCGATGCTATCATCAAAATCCAGGTCAATCTCAGTGATACGGTACTTCACTTGCCGACTCCATAATCAGAGGCAGTTGCTTCCAGTTTACCAATCTCAGTTGGTTCCTGTACTGACTCGGGCATCAGATCCATCAGCGTCTCTTCACCATAATAATCCAGAATCTCCTCCTTAACATCTTCCTCATTCCAATGAGTCATGTTCTGCTCTACCATCTCCATCGCAAATTGCTCAAGAGTTTTCATGTCCATGCCATCCACAATCAGACTGGCATAGTTTGCTTTGAACTGGTCAAGTTGCTCGCGGTTCATTGGTTTGTTTGAACTAAAGTTAGTATAGGGTAAATGAAAGCGGAACTAAGCAGCATGTGCCAGTTCTGCAAGTGTCACATCATTCGTAACGAAGGAATACAGTGTCTATTTGAATCCCCCAGAACTTACCAAGTTCTGCGTAGTGACTCTTAATCTTGGTTTTGATGTTAGTGTTCATCAACTTCTCAACCTGCGACATGGTTGAACAATAGAAGATAATCAGTGCTTTCTTCTTATTGTTCTCCATACACTCAACAAAGGCAGATGAAATAGCAGTGCGGTCCCATCCATCCAATGTGCGAGGTTCTGTAATAACGTGATCTTTGTAGTCCTCCAGGTTCTCAAAGTTGATACGTTGACTGGCAAGTTCTCCAGCAGTATAAGTTCGCATGGGTTTCATGCGCCCACCAACAACTCCATGGTGTGAGAGCCACTGCCCAAGGGTTTTGCGGGAGATGTGTGGATAAGTTGCAACAAATTCATCAAGAATGTCATCTGTTGGTTTAGGATCAAGACCTTCAGATTGACGCTCTTCCATCAACTCATACAATTCCTTCCGAACATCATTACTCTTTACAGCGGTCTTTTCTACGTCCTGCTTGTTCAGAAGATTGCCAAGTCGAATAGCATTAGACTTTTTACCATCCAACTGAGTGTCAAAATTGACAATACATGCCTGAGACTTGAAAATATTACATCTAACTTCAATCTCAGCAGTATGGTTGCCATTCAGAAGTTTAACTTCATTCTCATCTGGAAAATAAACACAGGTGAGATCTTCAAGTTTGCTAGTATCTCCAGATTGTTTCTGCTTATTGGTGACACGTTCAATAAAATCAATGTCACGGTCAACATCCCTAACCTGAACACGCTTATCACGATTAGGAATAAATTCACCGTCGTTCATTTTATGAAAAAATTGAGTAACATCAATTTCTTCGCGTGGATACTCACCAGAACGAATTTGGTCAGCAATTTGTTGAATGGCGTTCATTGATTTGTTTGAACTAAAGTTAGTATAGGGTCAATAAGCAGTAGCAATGCTCTTCATTGGACACTTATTAAACTGGCACATACATCTGACCATACTTGCCGAATACCTCTTTGAATCGGTCCATATCTTTACCCAGATAGATGATGGCAGATTGAAACGGTGCAGCACTAGCAGCATCACCAAACCGTAAACGCTTGTTTACTGCAATCCATGGATATTTTTCAATAGATCTCCACCACTTGGTAGAAACATCCAGTTTGATGAGAAGAACCATCTCAGTTGCATTTCCACACTCGTATTGGTGAGCAGCATAGGGAATCCAGTTCTTAGAATCAGAATATGGATGATTCATAAAAACGTTACCCATCCACGGATGTGCCAAACCATTGGTCTCTTCAGTATAAAGAACCTTGGCAGGTACATTGGGATTGTTAATGTCGTTACAACAAGGGTCAGTATCAATCTGACCATTGAAGAACTTATATACATCTCCCACAAATTCAATGGGAGTGTTCCAGGTATCCTTACGATTACCTGTATTTGCTGTCAACGCCTTGAGTGCGGATGAAGTCATTTGATAACCTGTTTGCCGAAATCTGCAAGAAGATAGAAAGCCATATACTTGTCTTTCAATTCAACTCCATTATAGCACAATGGAGTGTATTCACCATGCTTATTTTTACTTGCTTTGGTGCGAATTTGAAGAAGATTATTTGGCCCAGTAATAGTGTGTAGAGTTGCACCATTTTGATATGCTGCCTTAATGTTTGCAGCAATGTAACCATAATCCTCTGCAAGTTGTTGATAATGTTGTGGGTCAAGTTCTTCATTAAGAAGTTCTGTTCCTACATAATCGTTGTCTCTAGTGAACCCAACGTAGATGGTTTGTGCAAGTTTCTGCCCAACTTTACTGTCTTCAAACTCAACAGTGCCATCAATAATGTCAGGCAGACAATGCTTTAGTGAAGTAACTGCAATAGACTCACCAAGAGTGAAAGATTTGATTTCACCATCAACAAGGTCAGTTAATTTGTTGTTGTTAGAAATACCCAGTGCAAGTTCAATCAGTTGACCTCTAACACCTTTATTCTTTTTAGGTTTACCAAACCCACGAAAATCTGTCGATTTTAGTTTTCCATAGACTTGATTAGTGCTCAATTTGAACATGATCAGTAACCGTAAGTAGACAGATTACATGCCGGGACATGATAACCATTATCGGGTTGATTTACATCATACACCCAAATAAGTTCATGGTCATTTGAAGGCTCGTAAGTCTTCATCCCAAACAGTGGAACCAACTTTACCATGAGAGCACCCCAGTGGTACTCTGTCTCAAAATCAAAAGTCATAGTCTGCATTGAGATATGCCTCAACGTCAAACTCGGTGTCTTGCATCTCCGGGATGTCATAGATTTCATCAGAGGACTCCATGAGGTCGCGGAGGATAAGGTCTTCGTGGTTCATTGGTTTGATTGAACTGAACTTAGTATAAGGGTCAGGCGTGACCTGGGTGCAGTTGTTGGTGCAGTTCCTCAACTGTCACACCAGCATCAGCAAAAGCATCAGACACAATGCCGCACAGTGCAATAGTCTCAAAGTCACTGAGATCCCAAAGATCACCAGCAATCTGAATCTGCTCTTGAATGTTCTCTGAAATGGTGAGAAGTTTGGTCAGTTCGGTAGCGTTCATCAGACTAGCTCCTGCTGTTGTTGCACAAGTTGTTCTTCTGTGACTTCATCCACACACTCTTGAATCAGAGTGTAGATGTAGTCAATGTTACCAACCTCATCAAAGATGCGTTCAATGACTTCAGGGTCTTCAACATTGTTTTCATAATCAATCTCACCATCTTCATCCTTCAAATGACAATCGTGCTTGGTGTAAATCCATGCACCACAGTGTGCATCTTCACCCTGTTCTTCAATCAAACGATTGACACGATCGCGGAGTTGTGAAAGAGTGTAGTTCATTTGGAAACCTCAAATGTGGGAATGACGTTGATCTCAATCCAGTTAGGATACTTCTCCATCGCCCACTTCTCCAGTTTGGTGTTGTGGGATTTGATGCCCTTCTGGGTTTTGGGTCTGGTAGGCATGGTCCGGAAGACTGACAGAGTTCCCTCGTCAGTCCTCACAGATACCAGATACTCGGCGGTGGTGGTGTTCATCAGAAGATGTTGGTCCAGCGTTCGTGTTGGATGGCGCTGATGCGTCTTTCCTTCAATAGGTTATCACAGACTTCGCAGAAGACTGCAAACTTTTCGGTGCGGGTGAGTTCGTATTCTTGAGCAGCTTCGCAAGAACCGATGACTTTGAGAACGTTTGCTTTGAGCATGGGGTTGGTTCCCTTGATTACTCTGTAATCATACAGGTGCACACAGTCGGTTGGCGAACCCAGTGGACGGTTCCTCAACTGGCACACCAAATGTGTCAGTCAACCACCAGTGGTATAATCTCTCTTCTTCTTCCCGTGCCTCAACTTCATGTGGTTGATGCCAATAGTCCCAATTTTCTACTGGTGTTTTGCAATAACACAATTTTCCATAACGATGACGCAGTGAACCACGGATCCACTGCGCCAGGTGCGTCAGTTCATGCAAAAGAGTTTGTATATACAACTCTTTGGTCATGTAAGTGTCAAGTTCAATCAGAAAGTCACGGGGACGGTAAGAATCACCCACAACATCACAATAACCACGAACGTGCTCTTCTTTCAAGTCACGATGCACAATCTCCACATCAATTTTATGACGTGGGAAGAAGTTATTCAGAAACCAGGAGGTAACATCCTCACAGAGTTCTTCAGAATAACCGTATCCAGAATGAGTGATGAAAGACATGTGCCCCAGTGCATTAACCAGACGAATGAACCAACAAAGATGAGTTTTTCCTTAGATGTCATGCAATCCTACTTTTTTTGAAAGAGAGTAGAGATAATCAAATGAATCATTCAGAGCATCGGTGTAATAACCTGTACCATCATGATCCATGTCAAAATAACAAATTGCATCAAACATAAGTTTGAGATCGTTCTTGTCAAGTTTGACCATGATAGATTCAGTTTCGGTCATCCACCTGCCGCAAAAGTCCAAAGAATAAGAACAGACATTAACATTGCTGGCATCAAAAGTAATACCAGCATTTGAAGATCAGGAATTGTCATCGGAAGTAGTAAACAAATCCAGGGAAAGTCATCAATCCAAGTAGAGCACCAAAAGCAATCGGTGCTGGTGCCATTGACACCATGTAAATAACTCCTGCAAAGAATGGAACTACAAGTCCTACGGCAAGAGAATACTTTGCCGCTTTCAGAAGTTGTCGTTTTGTGAAAGTCATGATTAGCGAAGATAGAGATAACCACCTGCCCAGTCAGCACGGGAGAAGCACTCCTCGCGACTGGAGATGATGTTCAGATTATACCGTGCAATCTTGGCAGGTGCCTTGTAAGATGCGGGTTTGAAGACTTCACCAGTCTTCTTGTTGATGAAGGCATGGCAGGAGCGTGAACCATTGTCACCATACACTTCCCAGATCTTGTGGTACTTCCGACCAGAAGAATCCACTTCAAACTCCATGTTGCTGGAGCTGTTAGGGTGACGACGCTGGAAGTCCTCTAGCAGGTGGTCGCAGAGTTCCCAGCAATACTTGGTGATGTTCAGTTCAATGGTGTTCCGTGCGTCCTGCTGGGCGACGAAATCAGCGAACTCAGTGGTCATGGTGTCAACCTGTGAATGAACTTATTGTAGAGGCACACAGGTGCCTCTCAGAGGGTCTGTGTGCCAGTTATCCAACTGTCCCGGCGGGAATCTCTACACTTTCCATGTACGCTTCATCCCAGGTGCGAGTGTTGTAGCACAACCACTCACCATCTGCGAAGAGATAGGAATACTCTTCATCAGAGCGTCCACTCAGTTGAAGATACTCACCATGATCTTTGCTAAGTTCAGGTTCATTGTCCTCAAGGGACTCTCCACGGGAAGTGTAGTACAAGGGACCGACTTCAGGTAGAGTTTCGTTGTTCCAACCAGCGTTGGTGTGGAGAGCGGAGATGTTACCACCGTTAATCAGGTCAGCAACCTTTTCGGGAGTGTTGTAGAACTCACGGAGAACACGTCCGTTGAAGGAGGGATAACCATCCCAGTGGCAGTAGACTGACAGGATGCTGTCGTCTTTGAGTTGGATACCGATGCGAGAACGAGTTCCCATGATGAAAAGAAGTAGTGTGAGAGGCGGAGAGCAGTTTGTCGCTCCCTCTTACTGTTTGCCTCTCGTGTGTTCGTGGTGGGTCTCCCCTCCACCTCTTTAATATCGCATAAAAAAAGCACCCCGTCAAGAGTGCTGTGACAGTTGTCTAACTGTCCCTGTTTCGGTAGTAAGTGCTCTCACACTTGTAGTAGATTCGTAATTGGATGAACTTTGGATCTTTGTATTCGGTTTGTTTTGGTTTACAGTATTGTCTGTTAGGATTGCGATGGATTAAGATGTGATCGTATTTGGATGGACTCATAAATTACCTGAAGGCAATTTATATAGCATCAATCATCATAAATTAGACACTCTGGTTCAGAAGGGAATTGATCGCAAAATAGTTCAAGATAACTTGGATCGTGATGATCTCCTGCTTCTATTTCCTTCTTATGATTTTCAGCATATTCCTCTAAATCATGCAACTCACCTTCAATATGACGACGCATTTGAGGGGATACTGTAGGATCGTGAAGGATCTCTTTATCCTTCGCGATATGTTGTTCTATGCTATCCATTAGCATTTTTGTAATGTGATGTACCTATTTATTGTAATCAGTCGTCCATAGGATTGCAAGTCCGCCAATGTTTACCAGCACCTTTAAGTCTTGAAACCAACTCATCAGCGAACGCTTCCATCTTATCGGGGTGAATTTGCTGGATTCCTGCCTCTTTTACAGCATTTTCAATACTATCAACCTCGTTTTGGTCAAGTTTTCTACCGTTTGATGGAAGTGTCATAGGGTTTCTGCCTGTACTGATGTATTTTAGCGTTTCCGCATAAAAATAATTAGATACTTAATCTTTTCTTTGGGATTGATTTACAGGACTTAATGGTTCAATAGAATCCATTTCCTTCCAAATACGTTCAAATTCAGATGAATCCCATGTCCCATACGCTTCTGGACTGTACCAGAAGTCTTCCCAATCTCTCGGTGAGTTTGTAACATCTTCAATGTTCTTCTGCATCCAGTCCCTCCTTTACTGCTGCTTCTACGATAGTCTGAATCTCCTTAGATGTCATCCCATTCAAGAAACTCCATTTAGGATCATCTTTGTCCCATTCAAGGGTGAATGTACCATCTTCATTTTGATTAACTTTCAGACTATCAGCATCCATCTTTATTGAATTGTTTACGACATTTTTTCACTTCTTTCATCTCATCTTTAATCATTTGATAAGCATCCTCAGCAGAGATACGTTGAGACAATTCCATAGCGCAGATAACTTCAACACGAGTGCCGAAATGTTTCAGTGCTTCTTCAAAACAATTAAGTTCTTCATACATCAGAGTTTGCCACCGACAACACCACTATTTACCACTCTGGTGTATTCTTCAAGGGAACCATCTTGGAGACACATTAGATGCCACCTAGTCATTTTAAGAACATCTTCATAGTGCATCCCAGTGATAAAGTGAGCACCATAAGGTTCTTTCAAGATGCTAGTATGTAACCCAAAACGTGTTTTTTTGATGTAGAAAGCATCATCAATCCAAACAACATCTTCAGGGATGTCTTTTTCTATCGTGCCACCAAGAGAAGTGGAAAGTTTAGGTTTATTCGTCGTCGTTTGAATCATCAATTACCTCAGGTTCTGGAAGTGTGACACCAGTTTGTGTCAGATATTCAATAGCACCAGTTACTTTGTAAAGTGTTTCTCTAGTGCGCTCCAAAGCGAGAGCAAGATCTTCTCTCTGCTGGAGAAGACTTTTAAGGTGTTCTTGTTGTTCAGTCATCATTCTCCTTTTGTTTATTGAAACCAAATGGTCCTTCTTTGTCTTCTAAAGCAAGTTTAAGTGCGACACCACCAACTGCTTCCATCACTTTCAGAATGTCTTCTGCCTTGGCATCTTCACCAAGTTCTTTAGCGATGTACCAATACTTAGGCCAGAAAGTTTCACCTGCTTTTTGATAATCTTCAAGTGTAAGTAGTTTCATTCTTCTGTATCAGTTGTAGGTCTTTGGTTTGGTCTCTTCAACTCTGGATGTGGAGCATACAGTGGACCATCGTAATTTCCTGCAAACTTAGGTCTATTTAGTTTTTCAAGTGCTGCAAGAACTTCTGGAGTTTCTTCCCATTCAAAGGTGTCTCCACTTTTAGTGGTATGCTGTCTGGTAGTCATGAATAAAACTCCCTAGCGTTTTTAAGTGTGGTAAGCAAGTGCATGTTACCTTTGAAGTATCCTAGCACAATAAACCCTATTGTGGCAAGTATGACGAATACAAAAGATACTACACCTCCCCAAGGTTTTTTATCATCAAGCATCTTTGAGTTTGTCTCGGAGATCCATTACCTTGTTTACCTCATTCACAGCAGCAGACATCCTCACGGAAAGAATATCCATCAGGTCGCCGTGAATGACTTCATTTTCAACATAGTCATCAAAATACTTATCCAACGCCTCTTTTAGGTATCTTTTACGATGCCACTCTGGCGAGTAGGGTTTGTAGTCCATGATGCAAGTTTATTATGAAGGTAGTATAGCACTATCTATTCCGTGGGTCAAGTCCCATGTCCTTAAGATATTGTATCCACCAGTCTGGATCTTTGATTTGTCTCCAGTTTGGCACTGGTAGGTTGTTCTCTACAGTGTAATACTGATAGAGTGCATCATCTATAGTCTGTGCGACTTCCATATTCTTCTTCCTCCTCATCAACGTCTGCATATGCGTCTGCCACATAAGGTCCGTGTGGTTTTTTGGATTCTGCTCTGACATAGTTTCGCTCGTCGTTTACTGCGGAAAACCAAACTGCTACCTTCATTACAATCCAAATCGCCGCTAATGGTGTGAAACAAGCAATTAGGATAACGGGTTTCATAGGAACATTCCCTTGTCGTTCATGTATTGAAGTGTTTCTTTTAACCCACCAATATGTCTGAAACCAACATTAACTTGTGGGTATTCTGCCTCTTCACCAAACTCTTCAACAAAACCTCTCTGAGAGAAGTGTTGATTTAATTTATATACATGAATCTGAAAGTTGAGTTTTTCCAAGAGTATTTTGGCACGTTCACACTCTTGGTTGCCGTTAGAATAGATTACTGCATCCATTACTTTTTCTCCTCGTATTCGATAACGATTCTTTTGTAGTCTCTACCAGTATGATCTACACAGGTGATGTGAACTAATTTACCACCTAATGCGTCTGCTATTTCATGTAACTTGCTCCAAGGAATTTGCTTTTCAGTCATGGCTCTCCTCTATCCACTTATCTATTTGTTCTTGAGTGGGAACGTTGATTCGGAAGGCAAGACCTTCCTCCTCAAACTCCTCATTCATTTTTTCATAAGTTTCTGGTGTAATCTTTTCAGACATCATACTTAGTCCACAACTCACGAATGTTTTGGGTGATAGGCATCCCACCAACATAGGTTTCTAAAAGTTCTCCATCAGCATCAGCAATAACAAGAACAGGAGTGGCAGTTACACCATACTTTTTAGCGAGTGCAAGATTTTCCTCAGGAATGGGTTGATTACTGAAGTCATCAAGATAAATCTCTTCAATCACACTGTCGCGTGTATCTTTGAGAGCGGTGATATATTTCTTGACCAGACCACAGGGTCCGCAAGATTCTTTTGTAAACATCAAAAACTTAGTCATTAGTCTCTTTGTCGCCAATCATCAGGTTTATCACGTTGAAACCAATCAACAATTTCATCAGCACCATCAAACCCCGTTTTATGATTGGATGGGTCGGGGTCTCCTAATCCCATCCTATTCATAAAATCATCCATACTACCTTCCTGAATGTCAGGATTAGCAGCAGCGCGACGTGCTTTCTTTAACATCTCACGGGCAGAAGTGTTTGCTTTAGACAACTTCTCCGCCCAGATCATGTCGTCAAGTTTTACCTCTTCCCCGTTAGCAATACATTTACAAATGAACTCCAACCGAAGTCGGTATTGCGTAGATAACATAAATTTGACACAATCTGTAGATATTTATCCAAACTCCTGATTTCTTCTACTGTCAAGGTATTCAATAATTTCAGAACGCCACTCCATCAACTCATGATAACATTCCTGATTATGAGCGCATTGGCGCAGTTGATGGTCTGGTTTCAGTACACTTTCGTAGAACAGACCAAGAGCATCACGACGTTTTTCGCTTTTTTCGGACATTAGAACTCCTGGATTTACGTTTCTTGGTTTTGAGTTGATTGTTGATGAAGTCAACTGCTTGTTTGTATGTATTAACAGTTGTGACTTGACTTCCTTGATGTATGATAACATACTTTTTGGTGTTGCCAAGTGGAACTGCCGCCCACATACCATCATTCGTAACATAACCCAATGGATTCTTGGGTTTGGGATCAAGAACTGATGGATTTGGGATAAAGGGTTTAAGAAACTTACTCAAAATACTGCGGTGACACTAATAACAGAGGCACCAGGGTTCCGTGCGAGTGCTACTTGCCTGGCATCTTCATAGTCAGTTGCGATGACAATTTCATCAAAGACTTTGCCTGCTTTGAAGAGTTGAACTTTGACTTTCATGATTAGCGACGGATAGTAGAGATGGCGGGTTGACCCTGCTCGAATACAGTGTCTACGACCGCCTGGACGGACCTGGCGGTGCCTACACCCACTTTATCATAGACAGGCACACAAACCAAGCCAAACGTCTTGTGACGGTCTCCTAAGCGGATCACACGACCAATGGACTGACTGATACCGATGCAGTCCATGTTACGCATGAAGAGCACTGCTTCCAGACCGTTGACATTGATGCCCTCAGACAGGATAGAATGGTGGATTACCACGAAACGCTTCTCAGGGTCTTTGCCCCAGGCATTGAGAGTCTTGAAAAACTCATCACGGTCAACCTTGACACCATCAATAAAGGCACCAGTCTTTGACGTGATGTAGAGGCAAGAGTATCCACGCTCACGCAGTTGATGGTAGAAGTCTGACTCTGCCAGCAGTTTGACAATCTGACGTGTTGACCTAGCAGCAATCAGAATTTTATTCAAAGAGTTGCCATCAATCGTATCCAGCAGGTTCTGACAGTCAGATTGTTTGAAGTCACCCTGAGGTAGTTCCGTGATAGAGACCTTAGGTGGGAGAATGTAACCCTCTTCCACAAGTTTGGGAGCAGGCACATTACAAATCACCTGACCATAGACTTCACCATCATTCATCCCAGGTTTGAAGATGCTGACGCTGTGCTTAGGTGTCGCAGTGAAGAAGTAACAACGCTCAGCATCATTGCTGAAGTGCTCAGTAGCAGGAAAAAAGTTGCGCTTTACAGAGTTGTGTGCCTCATCAAAGTAAATGGTGTGAGCATTGATACCAGATTCCTGAACCCTGTGAAGAGAGTGATAGGTGGTAAAGATCAGTTGCTTACGGTATGCCTGATCGCTCCACCGTTTGATGTAAGAAGACTTGGTGCTGCTAAAATGCTCCGTCTCACCACTGTGAACGTGGAGAACAGCAGCATCATCAATATGCTCCAAGAACTCAGAACACAACTGTTGTGCCAACAGGATACGAGGAGCAACTACAACGATGATGCCAGCATCATGAACAGCAAAGTGGTCAAGAGCATCCTGAATCATACAAATGGTCTTACCACCACCTGTAGGGATGATGACTTGACCTTTGTTGTGCTTCAACATCGCATCACATGCTTGACGCTGATGGGGACGAAGGGTGATGGTCATTGGGTTTGGTGTCTTGCAGATATTGTAGCACGCTTCTACCGATGAACCCTATTGTGTTTTGAGCTCATGATGTTCCCATCAACCGCGACAAGGCAGAGTCTAAAGTCTTTTGGGACTTTTGTCAAGCTTTGTCCTGTTCAGACACATTACTGAAGAAAGTTGTGATAGAATATCTCCCGTACCCCTCGTAGTAATCCGAATCCTTTATTGACACTTTATTAACACCATGCCTTACCCACCCAGGAAACACAATCAATGAGTTATTATCACATCCATACTCATAATCATAATCAGGGAAGAATAAGTCTCCACCCCCATACTTTTTAGGTTCCTTATGGAAAAATGTAAATGCTAGGTATTGTGTTGACTTGTCGGTATGTGGACGGTAGTATTCCTTATCGTGGTAGTATCTAACCTTAGTAGCATCAAAGTTTGCTTTCGGAGCAATAGAACAACATCCATGAATATCAGCAAAAGCATCTAGAACACCAGATGTGAATATCTTTCTATTCACTGTCAAGATGTTAGACATCGGTCTAAAGTTTGGATTACCATTGATCCCGTAATGTTTACCTGTGGAATAATTTCTATACAGTTGATCTAGAATAATTGCACTAGAATTTGTATATCCAACAATGCCACCGAAATCCTCCGCTTTCATTAACTTGCCAGGTTTCGTATAAAAATCTAGTTCTTCCCAGATTAAATCTAGTTCATCTGGATTGTAGAAATTCTTGACTATAATATGTGGGAAAGGGTCTGGGTATTGAACCAACTTCAAAGTTTCTTTCATTCTCGTCCTCCATTATCTTGAACCACTGCCCATGTAGTTGCAATGTATTTTGTTCCACCAATGGGTGGATTACCTCTGTGAGTATGTGTAAACCCGGCAGGGAAGATAATTACATCTCCAGTGACTGCTTCCTCCCGTAAGTTTTGATACAAAAACTCTGTCTCACCACCCTCAAATTCATCATTTAGATACACCTGAATGACAAAAGATCTGGGCGATGAGATATACGAACCATTCTCATAATGCCAAGAATGGAATCCACCACCGGGGGGAATTTTTTTTAACTTACAGTCATAAACAGCAAACTCGCTTTGCTGTAACAAACTAAACATGTTTACATATTCATCAATACAAACCTTCATGTTGGGTAAGATTTGCTGTGATATTCTAGACGCAGCGGTCACGTCCAGATTAAAACCATTGTTTACATTTATGGTTTTATTATCAACTTGATGAAGTTTTTCTCTGTCATAGAACAATAAATTATTATTATCCAGATAGTCAATGTACTGTACTAAGTCAGCACACTCTTTGCGTGAAAACGCACCACGATAGCGCACAACAAAATTATCAGCCATAACAAAGTATTTTTAGATATTTATGCTACACCTGTGGCACTCGTATCTCCTGTGAGATCTCCTGCATTTGTAATATCAACCACGATATTACCATTAGACCTACGAATAGCAGAACCATTAGCACCTGCTGAACCAGCAGAACTACCATCACCGGGACTGCCCCCATTCCCATTTTGAGGACTTTCAGAAGGATCACCACCACGTCCTCCAGAACCACCAAAAGCTTCATCGGCATTATTTCCACCCGATCCACCTTCACCATTTTCCTCTAATTGACCAGCGCCACCATCAAAACCTGTTGTAACTTCATCTTCATTACCAGAACGTCTTCTTCCTCGATCACCACCATTGCCAGCAGGGAGACCAGCACCACCGCCACCGCCACCACCGCAGGCACTTCTATCAGCACCTGAGTCAACTTGGCGAGCACCTGATCCACCACCTCCACCACCAAAACCACACCTTATTCTTCCACCACTTTGAATGTTGACGGCAGTTTCTTCGTGTTCAATGCCTAGTGCGGAGGTTCCATTACCTCCACTAGTTGCATTATTGCTACCAGAATCGGAAAAACTATCAGAACCTTCTCCACCATCTCCACCAGCACCATATAATCTTCCACTGCTACCAACATCAACACTTAATGCAACATCAGAATCCCAACCTCCAGTTCTCAATGCTACATTATTCTGACTACCTTTGGCGGAACCAATAGTTTTGTTTACATGAATAAGAATCTTTGAACCTGCTTCTTTCTTACCCCTAAAACCACCAATAACAGTTACACTATTGTTGTTGTATCTACTCTTTGCATTTTGTCTGCTTTCTTGTCCACCAGTGTGGAAGTCAACAACAACATTCAATCTCTTGCCGTGGAAGTCACTGAACTTAATTTCACCCGATGTTGGAACACCACTATCAATACCGTTGAATGATAATGAACCAACAGATTGTGTCAATCTATAATCACCCAATGACATTGAGTTACCGGTAGCGTTCCTACCAAACTCGTTAGAGATTTGATCAGCGGATATTTGTTGCCCTGAAGCAGGTAATGCCATATTAGCTAGAAGTTACGGTTTCCCATCCAGATCCTGTATAGACCTGTATTTTATTGAGTGTAGTGTTGTAGATTACAGCACCAGCAGTCAAGTTATTTAAGTTTCCTCTGTTAGTAGTAGAAACTTTTGGTAGAATCATAAACCTATCGGAGGAATATGCTACACCATCATCATTGGCAGTTGCAGAACCTAAGTCGAGAGCACATTGTGGGTTGGTTGTACCCGAACCAATACATCCTTTCTGTGTAATTGTAATTCTTGGAGACCCTGAACCACCTGGAAGTGTTGGTGGGTTGATAGCAAATCTCAGAGCGTTTCCGTCAGTTCTCTCAATTCCTTGATTGTCAGTTGTTGCAAAAATAGCATAAGCATTGTTATTATGCTTGATATTGAAAAATGTAGAGACACCTGAAGTTACATGAGTATTAACAAGAGATCTTCCATTAGAACCATCACCACTACCATTATCAAATACAGTATTTGAACCGTTAGGTGCGATTATATCACCCTTGAAACTACCTGCCGATAAGGCACCAGTGAGTGTAACTGCACCAGTTATACTCAAATCTCCAGTAATAAAAGTGTTACCAGAGAAAGTTGATACACCAGATACACTTAACCTTTGAGTAGGTGCTGTGACACCCAGACCCAAATTACCAGTGTAAGATAAGGACATCAAAGGACTTGTGCCCTTGAACCAATGGAAACCACCAGTGTTGATACCTGTTCCACTGCCACCATGTAAAATGTAGTTCAGGTTTCCTAAATCATGGTTGACAAGATCTAATGATCTGCTGTCACTGTAACTTAATGCACTATCTCCACCAAAGCGAAGAGCACCTGATGTGGTTGTCGTTGGTGCGCCGCGGCCAAGTGTAAGTAAAGATGTGCTTCCAGTATTTCTAATATGTACGGAAGAAATACCAGATGCTGTTCTGATTTCTAAGTTTGCATCAGGACTTGCAGAACCAAACGCTGATTTATTTGTATCTAATACGGTGAATACTGTGCCACCTGTGCCGACATTTAATTCAGTCTTCGCAGTTACAATACCAGCAGTTGGGAGGTTTATAGAACTTGCTGTAATTTCTGTAGCAGTAATGGTTCCAACTGTGATGTTAGGAGAACCGATTAAACCTCTGGCAGTTGTGGCAATACCAACAACATCACCAGTTACAGTTCCAGTTACATTACCAACAAATGTTGTTGCTGTAATGACACCAAGAGTTGCGGTGATGTTGCTACCAACTTTGAGGTCAGTGAATGTAGAAACACCTGTAGAGTTTATGTTTCCTGTAACAGCACCAGTAAACTTATCTCCGACAAACTGAGTAGCGGTAACAACACCAGTTGCTTTAATATGACCCAGAGAACTGATACCAACACCACCAGGGAGTGTACCAGACAGTAATGGATTACCACCAACCTGAAGGTTCATTCTAGGGTCGTTGGTAGATACACCAACAAATCCCTTATTGTAGATACTTGTAAATCCTAAACCAACATCAATATCTGTCCACTGTGACGTTGGAATGTTTGATAATTTGGAACCATCACCATAATAAGTAACAACACCAGATACAGCAGTGGCGATTCCTGCTGCATTTACGTTCAGATTTCCTACAGAACCAGAAGTAATTGTGGTGACACCCGTTACTTCCAAATTCTTAATGATGCCACTAGAGGCAGTGACAAGACCAACAACTCTTGCGGTCCCTCTAACATCCAAAGACTCGGTTGGAACGGTCGTGCCGATACCAACCAAGCCATTAGCGTTTACAACTAAGTTATCATCATCAACTTGAACACCATTACGAAAATTAAACGATTTTCTATAATTCGCCATCTCTGGATGCTTTTCTAGTTATTTATGGTGCTCATCAACTTTCGCATTAAGTTGTTTGATTGCCTCAATGAGCAGAGGCACAAGTTTTTCATAACGAACTGCCATGTATCCATCCTCTCTAGTTGTATAGAGACCTGGTAAATCAAGACCAGCAACTTCCTGGGCGATGACACCAATGTCAAGTCCTTCTTTATCGGACTTATCATTCCATTCAAATGTATTACCACTAAGACTTAAGACCTTAGCGATAGCATCCTCAATGGGTTCAACATTATCTTTCAGTCTTTGGTCTGAGGAGGAGAAGGCGATAAGATCACCGGTAAATGTACCAGATCCGGATACAGTCAGATTACCACCAAAAGCACCAGTTCCGGAAACATCAAGGTTATCATTAACATCAAGTGTACCACCGGCAGAATCAAGGATAAGATTACCAGTTGTAGTGTCAATCGTGTTATCTGTGGTATCACCAACTTGGATGTTACCGAAGGTAGCACCAGTCGCTACAACTGTTCCAGTTACATTAACACCAGTGGTGTTTGCCTGGATTCTAGTGGTTCCATTAGCATCTACAAGTGATGTTTGGTCAATGCCTGTTAATTGAGAACCATCACCCAAGAAACTAGTAGCAGTGACATTACCGCCGACATGGAGGTTCTTGTCAATTCCAACACCACCATCTACAGTCAGAGCACCAGTTCCAACACTGGTGGACTGGGTGGTGTCGGTGATGTTGAAGACACCTCTAACCTTGACAGAAGCATCAACATCAATGTTTTCGTTGAACTTTGTCTCGCCATTGAAAGTAACAGGACCATCAAACTGAGACAGAACAGTACCAGAGTTACCACCCTCAACAATCAGTCTCTCTTTAACGATAACTTCATCAAAGACTACACTGTTGACGCTAGTATCTTCACCAGTTACAGTTGGGATAGGAATATCAAAGGTCTTCTCTTTACCGGTGGCAGAGTTAATTTTCTTATTGCCGATGTAGAAGTCACCATCATTGTTCATACCAGTGTAAACAACGATACCACAATTCTTCTCTTGTGCTTGTGCCAGAGTCTCCTCTTCTTCGTTAAGAGATCTGACCTGAACTTGAGGAAGTGCGGTAGAATAGTTACCTGGACCATAACCAAGGTATTCAAATGTATGACCAGATGCTCTCAAATATGTTGGTCTGTGGAACTCAATCGCCTTGAGTTCAACTTTCTTGATGAGTGCCCCACCAGAATGATTCTCCTTAACTGTACCCATGGCACCACGGATAACAGTCATCTCATTACCACCAGAACCACTTAAGACATTGCTGGTGACTCGCATAATCTCATTGTCAACCTGGAAGTAAGAACCAAGTTCAAATCTAGCAGCAGTAGCAACACCAACATTTGTCGCCTTGACGTGAATGGTGGTCTCATTACTAATGTTGGACTGGAGAATAGCAGTCTCATTAGCGAAGAACGACAGACCTCTAGAACCAAGGTTCTCACCATTCTTATCAGATGTCAAATCGTTAGCAGAAAGTCCATGCTTCAGCAGGAACTTAGGTCCGTGGATTGTAACACCGACACCAACGTTTGCGGTGACTGTGGTTGTGGTGACACCAGTTACATCATAATGACCAAGGTTAGCATCACTGCTATTCTTGATTGTCAGTCTGTTACCAACTACGAAACCATGTGGTTCAGTTGTTGTGAATGTGGTGATACCAGATGTAATTGTAGTGGTGGCAGTAGAGACTGTAATCTCAGGAGCAATGTTGATAAGATACTGTCCCTGAATTGGTCTTGCGTCAGTATTACTGATAGCAATGGCAACCTGATTCTTACCAGGGACACTTGTAATTCTGAAGTGTCCACTAGTGTGAGTGCCAATACCAGTCAGTTGAATTGTATTACCAATGACAGTAGAGATTCCAGAGGTAGTAATAGTAACACCAGCACCAGTTCCACCACCAACTCTTGAAGTATCAAAGTCTAACTCTTCGTTGTTTGTGTATCCAGAACCACCAGAGGTAATATCAACGTTGGATACTTTACCACCAGCGACAACAACTCTTGCTGTAGCGCCATCCCATGTGGATGTGCCGTTGTTGAACAGTTTAACGTTATGATAGGTGCCATTTGTATATCCAGAACCACCAGTCATGGCACTGAAGGTTACAATACCGTTGAAGTTGTGGTTTTCATGGAACGTAAGTGTGGCAACACCAACTGTATTTGTTACGAAGGAAGTAGTAACACCAGAGATGGTAAGACCAATACCAAGTGTAGGAAGAAGACTGTCAATACTTTCTCTAGTAATACTCTTCTTCAAATCACTTGTCGTAACATCACCAACTGGTGATCTTATAGCAAAGGATTGTGCAGACTCTGGATTGTCATCTACATTATCCTTATCCTGCTGTGGATAAAGATCATCAACCTTCTGACTATAATAGTGAGAGGTGTATTCTGTGGGAATAGCATTATTAGCGTTCAGAACATACAGATGGTAGATACCATCACTTACATTCTCAACATATGGTGTAATGACTTCGTTTCTGTAGATGTAGAAGTTACCCTTCCAATCAGTTCTCTCAAATCTAGGCAGAGCAATCGTTCTGGTGCTGGTATTGTTAGTGAAGCTTCCACCATTGTGAGTGATGCTATCAACGTCAGTTGTGGAGTGGGTGAATGTCTTTTCATTAGGAGTAGAAAGAACAGTGAAGACACCGTTGTATCCTTTGTTCTCAGTGCCAGCAGTATTACCTGTGCTGGTGACATTCTTAATTGTGATTTTTTCACCAACTTTGATGTTGTGTGGGATCTCAGAAATGATAGTTACAGTAGAACCTGAAGTAGAACAGGTGCTGATGAACCTTGGATTTCTGTTGAAATCTGGATCAGAAGTTGTGATGCCAGTAGCAGTGAAATCAGAATCAGATCTCAATGATGTGGTGCTGGATTCTTGGAGAACAAATCCCTCTTCAGGTTCTTTACAGTTGCTGAGTTCCTTGGGAACGACAACTCTCAACTTATACAGTTTCTCATCAAGACTTCTAGAATCTTCTTTTCTCTTAATGAAACTGGTTGTAGTTCTAGTTCCAAGAGTTCCTGTGCCTTGAGTGTTAAAGGCATTGTAAATCGCATTGCCAGCAGAAGATTTGACAAACCAGTTGCCATTACCTGCGTCAAACTGAATTGGAGAACCAATCTCACCAGCACTCTTTTCAGAAACTCTACTACGAACTCTTAAACTTGTGCCACCGTAGAGTGTGATTGCCTCATCATTCTCGGCATTTGTAAGAGATGCTGCGACCTTGATGGTGGTTCCACTTGCCTTGATAGCAAAATAAACCTTATGTGCTTCAATGTTCTCTGGAAGATCTCCAGTGTCACTATTGATGACAATCTTCTCACCAGTAATGAGTTTGTGAGATCCAATAGTGAAGGTGCTATTGTTTACTAACGTTACCTTATATTCTTTGACAGAACTGGTCTCGCCAAGCGCAGAAGTAATGCCAGTGGTGCTGATCTCGTTATCAACCATGAGAATATCAGCAGTGTAGGTAGTTCCAGAACCTACAAAGGACAGTTTCTCGTTCAGTTTGGCACCAACACGATAACCTTGAATCTTGTGTGGTGGTTTGATATTCTTGTCATTGTACCCGAAGAGATACAGGTGACTAGAGATACCAACAGAAGTCGTCAGACCAACGTCAAGAGTTACCCAGTCAATATCCTCTTCCTTAGTTGTGACTGCTTTAGGAGTGATAACAGATGTAATGTATCCTTTATTATCCTTATTAAATGCTGCTTTCTTAAATCCAACACCATTCAGAGAGATTTGACCAAAGTTGGAGTTGGAGTTTGTGATACTGAAGTCAGCACCATTTCTACCATCAAAGTGATAGGCAAAACCAATAGCAAAAACGGATACAACCTGTAGGAAAGAATCGTTGGATGCCTTGATGTGAGAACTTTCCCACCCAATTCTATACTGTGCCTCACTGTCTAAATGATAGACCTTAGTGGCATCAGTGGATGAAGAACCACTAGCGAGAGCGGCACCAGTCACCTTAGATACGCTGATACCCTCGTAAACTCTAGAGGACTCATTATACTTAACGAACGCTCTATCGTCCTTCTGAAGACCTACAGCAGTGAACTGAGCGACAACCATGGAGCGGAATCCAGTTGCCTTACTACCATCAGCGTGCATACCGTTCATACCGAAGACGGAACGGAGAGAGATGTTAAAAATATATGGAGAAGCACCCTGGACTGTATCAGTCTCGATGGTGACAGTGGAACCAGAAGCACTAGGAGATGCAGTCAGGTTGTTTCTAACAAATGGGAGCAAGAACGTAAATGTTCTAGCATCAGTAACATTTTGAACCGTAGTAGCGATATTATAATCTTCTACACTGACACCTTTAATCTTGATGGGTGTTCCAGATGTTAGTTTGTGGTCAGTGCTAGTTGTTACTGTGATGACACTGCTTGGTGTAGAACCATCACCAGAAATGATACTGGAGATATTGACAGGATCATCGGCAAACGCGCCAACAATCTCAAATTCTGGACGCTTGGCAGCAAAACCAAGTGGGTCTGCTGGCCACTTCTGGTCAATGTTTCTACCAGTCTCAGTGTTGTAAGCATTAGAGAGCTTACTATAATACATTGATAGGTCAGAAATAGTATAACCAGTTGGAATGGTTACACCATCAGCATATTCAAATACGGTAAGTTTGTGGTGAGAGAATGTAGGTGTGGCAGTGTTTGCTGAAGAGAAGTCCTGACTGTCAGTGTAAACAGTTCCATTCTGATCACCATCAAAAATAGAGAACTGCCAGAAGTAACAAGTACCAGTTACTCTAAACAGAGCAGTTCCAGATAAGTTAGTATCTGTTGGGTTTGGTACGTATTTTGGTCTAAGTTTGGTTTTTCTTAAGTCAAGACCAACTATAGAAGTACCACGAGGAACAATGACACCACCATTGATGCTATTGAACTTGTAGAGGATATTATCTTCTTGAGTTAAATCAAATACAGAATCTGTAGTTAATGTGAGAGTTGTCTGGGCACTTGATGTAGCACCAGAGGGAGAGACGGCAGTTGCAGTCCCACTTACATCTTTGATGGCAAAACCGGGTCTATTATCAATAACATGTTCTCCTGGATACAGAAGAATGGTTGTTTTCTCAATAATATCATTATCACTTCCCCTCAGATAGGAGAATCTTGCTGCCTCTAGCAATGCTCTCTGGACAGTCTTGAATGGTTTTGTTAAAGAGTTTCCCTGATTCTCAATCGCGTCGGTAGCGTCAAGGTCACTTGGGTTTACATAAAGAATACGACCCTCAGTATTCTTTATAAAGTTTTCCAGCTTATTAAGAGGCATCGGATTATGACGACCATTAGATTTCTATGTTCTATTTATCCCCTCAAATCTTCCTCGTCAAAATAGGGAATCAGGTCATCTGGAAGTTCGTCCTTGTTTTCAATGTCAATCATATCAAAGCATGGGTGACATTTTTCAAGTATCAAATACTGCGATCCTGTATAGACATCAGTTATATCGTAATCTTTTTCTTTATCTGCTTGCTCTACAATATCTTTGTCGTAGAGATATCCTGGTTCTAGTTCATCAAAAGTAAATGGAATATGGTTCAAGAAATACATCCTTACGATTGTTGTCGCATTATTGAACCAATTGTAAGACTGAGTTACCTTGTAGGTAAAAGAAGACATAAGCACCACGCTTTGTCTTATTTATTCTTACCTCTATAAGTATCGGTCTGTGCATGACAGTTGGGACACA